GCCCATTGGACAGGATAATTGTGGCAACAATAAGGCACGAGATATGACAGGAACGCATACCTCGTATGCATTATTGCATAGCTACTGGATCACTTGCCTTGTGAGGTGATAGCTAAGTGTACGCTTGGAACGCCGATGTATCGCCACGAATGAGCGGACCACATCGGCCGCATGCATCCTGGTTTGCATCTGTTGCACGTCGAAACCATCGCGGATTAGCTCGCGTTGGATACCTGACAAGGCATTCAATGCCATAGCCTCGCGCTCATAGACACCATAGACCATTGTGGTTTGATTAGTCGTAAGTACCCATACGATGTGTCCGCTAGTGTTCATTGCCATACTCCGCTTGTGCTGTCCGTATCATTGGACAAGATGAATACAAAGCTAGTGCTAGTGCTTCTGCCTTGCGCCGATCATGACAGGGTAGGAAGATGTTAAACCCTGCCTTATCCTCGATTGCTACTCCCCATTGTAGTTCGATATCGTCATAGCGAACGATAGCTATGTACTCCCCATCTATCGGGAGGTGAATGCCTGTATTCATGTGTCACCTCGCAATGCCCTGACGATATCGGCAATGGCCGCAAGGGACCATCGGGTATTGTCAGCAAGCAAGTCTCGACACTCGCCATTAGTGAGAGCATGCCCTAAGGCAGTCTCACATCGTTTGATCAGGATACGGGCATACGTCTTGGATGCCTCAATGTCATCGTATGCCCGATGTTGGTTAGGTCTCAGTCTAGGCATAGGCTATTCCTTCCTGGTTGCAGCGAGCCTGAGGAGCGATAGACCTAAGGCATTCAGATCATGGTTGTGTGGTGTCAACTCGCCTATGACCCTAGTAACGTGATTGATCATAGCGGCATAGGCTAAGTCTGATTGATAGCTATGGGATTGTAGATTGTGGATTGCTTGAAGCAACCTAAGGGCAGGTTCAATGCTGGTCATGGTCTCAATCCCAATCAGAAGGTTGCACATCGCGTACCGTGAACTCTACGGACGCGGGAGCACCAATGTGCTTAAGCACCTCGGTACGGATCATATTCAATAGGCAGGTCTCAGCCTCCCGATTGCGACACTCCCGGCTGTCCGTACGGAATACGCTAGTGATGTCGCCGCCAACACTGACGATGGCTTGATAGTAGCGTGGTCTCTTGTTCATGCTGCACCTCTTTCATTGCGGAGTGACATCCAATAGGCAGTGTGAACCGCGTCGGCTCTATCGTCAGTGTAGTAAGCTTGTGCCTCGGTAGCACCCTTGAGACATACGCGATACTCGCCGTCTACCTTGCGGTAGGTGCAGCCATAAGAGCGGATCAGAGCGCGGGCTTTATGGTCGGTATCCATTTTGTAACTCCCATTTGGTAGTCATAGAGTACCTATGACTATGGGTATCGTAATTCATAATTGTGGCTGAAATAAGGCGGAGTCTACCCCTAATCTGTCTAATGCATTAGACACGATAGGCTAGGTGATTGACCTATATCAACTAGGTTATTGGCCTAAGGCAAGGCGGGATATCCTACGATATAGCCTAAGTACATATCCTAAGATCACCTAGCACCTAGGTAAATATATCTTTGTCTTATCCTTGGTCTCACCAAAGATATCAGAAGATATCCCGTCTACTAAAGTAATCTGAGGCGCTGCCAAGGTGAGACCTCAGGTCTTTACTAAGGATACCGTCAGTCAGTCAGCCTTCGCCGTCTATCAACAGGTTGTGGATAACCGACGCGGACCCGCCTGCCCCAGGGGCACTAAGGGGGGCCGGGGGTGCCCCCGCCGCCGTGAATTCACTGCTGAATTTTTCTCACAAAAAACATCAGATTTCGCAAGATTGTACTTGACGAGCGGGGATATAACATGATATAATATATATGTAGGGTACATTCTTTTATTGTCTTTATAAAGGTAGACCATTGCCTAAGTACCGTAATTCACAGGGAAAACGTCTTTCCAGGGCTCTCTTCCTCGAAACCTCCCAATTCCCTGATTTAGTCGTCTTCACCCTAAAAGATGAGGATTATCAGGGACATAGGTCCCTCCGTCGCCTCTACCTCGAAGCAGAAGACATATCCGAATACCGATTTGTCAATACCCACCTCGATGGCTGGGACCACTGGCAGGAGTTGACCTCCCAGGATTGGTTCGCTCCCCTCGTCGCTAAATGGCGCTCAGAACTCCACGCCTACATGGTCTCCAAGTTTGAAGGCATTCTCCTCGACCAAGCCAGGGGTAAGGGCAAAGAAGCCCAGGCTGCGGCTAGATACCTCCTAGAACGGGCAGAGAAGGCCGTACGTGGCGAATTACGGGGCCGCCCTCGTAAGGGTAGCACCCCACTCGAAATTTCTCACCAGCGGGCTTCCCAGGCCGAAGAAGCGGGGATAGTCCAAGATGACCTCAAAAGAATAGGGATTTCCTAATGGCTGCTGTTACTGCTACTGGCCCCACCAGGGTTGCCGACGGGGGTGTCTTCGATTGTTACGTCGTTACCTGGGCTATGGGTAATGCCGATACAGGCTCTACCGTCCTTATGGGCTCAGCCATGGACCGCTCAGTCCAGATCGCGGGTACCTTTGGCTCCGCTACCATCGTGGTTGAGGGCTCCAACGACGGTACGAACTGGGTCACGCTTACCGACCCCCAGGGCAACGCAATCTCCAAGACCTCGGCTGCTATTGAGCAGATCGAGGAACTGACCCGATATCTCCGAGTCTCCTCCTCGGGTGGTACCGGCACCGCAGTCACCGTAACTCTCTTTCTCCGGGGCCAGCGATAATGTCCAGCCAAGCCATTGAAGACATCAAGTTCCTAGCTAAGCGTCTTTCCGGTCTTATTGAATTTGCCGATAAGGCTGATAACTACGATGCCCTTGAGAAGCAGGTAGCCGACCTTCAGAAGGTCGTAGAGGCCAAGCGAGCAGAGGCCAAGGCAGCCGTAGACGCCATCGGCCAGAGTAATACCGTTCTCATCGAGCTTCAGAAGAACCAGGAAGAGCACAAAGCCCAGCATAAAACCTGGCTTGAGAAGTACACCGCAGAGGCCAAAGAGGCAGCGAGGGCGACTGTTGAGAAAGCCCGAGCGGAGGTAGCCCAGATGCGGAAGGAATTCCAGGACGAGGTAGCCTCGTGGAAGCTGAAGGTGAACCAAGTCAAGGACGAACTCAGTAACATCAACAAAGACAGAAACGTGGCTCAGGAGAGCCTAGACAGCATCCGGGCTCAAATCCGGGCTATTAAGGAAGTCGTCTAATGGCTACATTCAATAAATTCAATTCCTTCGTCGAGCACCTCGCTGAGAAGGTTCATGACCTCCAGAACGATACCCTGAAGGTTGCTCTGACTAACTCCGCCCCGGTGGCTACGAATACCGTCCTGGCGGACATTACCCAGATTTCAGGTACGAACGGGTACACTACGGGTGGCACAGCTACGACTGTCTCCTCGTCTGCCCAGACCTCCGGTACGTACAAGCTAGTCATTACGGACGTGACCTTTACCGCGTCGGGTGGCAGCATCGGTACATTCCAGTACGTCGTCCTCTATAACGATACGCCTACGTCCCCGGCGGACCCCCTCATCGGCTGGTGGGACTATGGCACTACCGTCTCGATTACCAACGGTAACTCCTTTACCGTGGACTTTGACGGTACCAACGGTGTCCTCACCATCGCGTAATGGCTATCGCATTTGACGCCCAGGTATCTAAGACCGATCTTACTCAGCCTTCTTCCGTTACTCAATCTCACACAGTTACCGGGTCTAATACGTATCTCTTCGTCCACTGGGGCCTAACCGCTGGTACGGTAGGGAACGTCACAGCCTGCACCTATAACGGTGTCTCCATGGGCACCGCCCTCTGGAGTATCCAGCCCACGGGCCACGGCCTTCGTAGTGTCGGCTTTGGTCTCAAGGGTGCAGCCACTGGAGCCCATAACGTCGTCGGCACTATCTCAGGAGCAAACGACGGTGTCACAGTTACCATCGTCTCTTACACCGGCGTGGACCAAACCACCCCTATCGGAACTGTCGTTACAGCCAACAGTGGTGCCGGTACTTCAGCCTCCGCAAGTATCACAGTCTCTTCCGCCACTGGTGAGTTGGTCCTCGGTGGAGTTATCATCGGCAACGCTGCCACTTCCATCACCATCGGTGCCGGTCAGACCCAACGCTCCGCAGCTAACCTCATCGTCTCCAATGGTGAGCACGACAATCGCGCAGACGAAGAAGCCGGTGCTGCCTCGGTAACACACTCTTGGACCTGGACTGGTGCCACAGATTGGGTCCTTGGTGGTTTCCCTCTCAAGCCTGCTGGTGGTGCCGCAGCAACGTCTCGTCCCGTCTTCCCCCAACCCCGTCGCTTCTACTCGTACAGGAGATAATATTGGGCAGGATTTATTCCGTTCCGCTTAACGCCACGTACACCGCTGCGGGTACGAATACCGATCTTTGGTCTATCCAGGCTGCAGACGACAAGCCCGTCAAAATCCTGGGCTTCATCCTCGGTCAGACCTCGGAGGTTGGTGATGCCGCAGAAGAGGGCGTCCGAATTACTATGCTTTATCTCCCTGCTACTTTTACGGTTGGGAGTGGCGGCAGTGCTGTTACTGCTGTACGGCCTATTAACGACATTGGTGGCGCCGTCTGGGGTGCTACCATCCGAACTAACGACACCACTGTAGCCACGACTTCTGGCACGTCTTTTACTATCCTTGACCTTGGTTGGAATGAGCGAGCCTCACCTTATGAGTTCTGGTTTCCAGAGCCCAGAATGTGTCCGCCTGTAGTCCAGACGGCTGGTATTGTTATTCGCGCAGAAACGACCATCGCTGACGACCTTACCTTCGACGGTACGTGCTTCATCGAGGAAGAGGGCTAATGAGTGCGCTTTTATCCTCGTACGTTTTATTCCAGGAGGTCCTGGCTTCGTAATAAATTCTACCCCGAAAGCAAGGGCACCTCGAACACCACGATGGTGGCTTCTGCTGGTGCCTTCACCGAAACGGGTATAGCCGCTCTTTTCATCATCACCCAAGCTGAGACCAAGGGTACCTTCACTGAGACTGGGCAGACGGCACAACGAGCCCAGAACGCAGCCAAAGGAACCTTCACTCTATCCGGCCAAGCCGCTCTTTTCGTGCGGACCATGGTCGAGACCAAAGGCACCTACACCTTCACGGGCAACAGTGCCATCCTGACGCCTACGGCTGGGGCAGCCAAGGGAACGTTCACTGAGACCGGGATAGCTTCTCTGTTTCAGATCACCATGGCGGAGTCGAAGGGGACTTACACCTTCACCGGCAAAGATGCCATCCTCAACGCAGGTAACTCACTTACTCTCACAGCCAGCGCTGGGTCCTTCACACTAACGGGCAAAGACGCATTGTTCCGGGTGTCAATGGCCGAAACCAAGGGCACGTTCACTCTCACAGGCCAAGCCGCCCAGAGAGCCATGTCCGTCTCCGCAGGCTCCTATACCCTCTCCGGCAAAGCCATCCTTGCTAAGATCACGATGGCCGAAACCAAAGGTACGTATTCACTCGCCGGAAGGGACGCCACCCTCATAGACAGCGGCGCTCCTCCAGTAACATCCGAAGCAATCATCTTTAGACGAAGGCGCCGTAGATGAGCGACCAAGATACAAAACAAGCAATCAAGGAGGCAGCAAAAGAATGGCTTGACCAGCAAATGGCGACCATCGGGCGGTTCACCGTTAAGACCCTCGCTGGAATTGTTCTAGTAGGATTAATTTACTTCGCAATCAAATATGGAAAATGATATGACCAACATCATCCCAATCCTGATTATCGCCGCCGCTGCTGTATTCGTTGCCTATAAGTTTGGCTACCTCGATAAGTTTCTCAAGACGCAACCGATTGAGGTTACGCCGCCAAAGCCAACTCCGGTGCCTGTCCCAGTTCAAACAGAAGTAAAGCCTGAGGACAAGTGAGACTTGACGACCAGAGAGAACAAGTCAAGTTAGCCGCTGAGGCCAGCCTTATTACCTTCATGAATGTAATCCATCCTCAGCGCGTCCTTGGGAACATTCACCTAGCCCTTAATAATTGGTGTACCCGAGCCGATGCAAAATCTCACCAGCTTGTTCTCCTCCCCCGCGATCACGGAAAATCTGCCATGGCGGCTTATCGAGTCGCCTGGACAATCACTCGTGATCCTACAGTACGTATCCTATATATCAGTAGCACTGCTAACCTTGCTATCAAACAGCTAGGCTTCATCAAGGATATCCTGACGAGTGACATCTACCGCCGGTACTGGCCTGACATGGTCAACGTCGATGAAGGCAAACGCAGGAAGTGGACTGAAACTGAAATCATTATCGACCATCCGCTTCGTCGTGCTGAAGCAATTCGTGATCCAACTATCTTCACTGCTGGTCTTACTACTACGGTTACTGGGCTGCATTGCGATTACGCTGTTCTTGACGACGTTGTTGTGTATGACAATGCTTACACCCAGGACGGCCGAGACAAAGTCAAGACGCAGTATTCGTTCTTGTCTTCGGTCGAAACTGCTGACGCTGGCGAGTGGGTGTACGGTACCCGATATCACCCCAAGGACCTCTACAACGATTGCCAGGGAATGCTTGTCCAGAAGTTCGACGAGGACAACAACCCCATCGATGACGAGCCCTTGTACGAAGTCTTCGAGCGTCAAGTCGAAGATATAGGCGACGGTACGGGTCAGTTCCTGTGGCCACGCCAAGCCCGCTACGACGGACGCCAGTTCGGCTTCAACAAAGAAATCCTGGCGAAGAAGAAAGCCCAGTACCTCGATAAGACGCAGTTCCGGGCACAGTACTACAATGATCCTAATGATCCTTCTACTGCTGGCATTTCTAGAGACCTATTCCAGTACTACGAAAAGCGACTCCTCTCAAGGGTAGCAGGCAAGTGGTACTTCAAGCAGAGACGCCTTAATCTCTATGCCGCTGTGGACTTTGCGTACTCCATGAGCAAGGCCGCGGACTACACGTCAATCGTAGTCATAGGCATCGACGGGGACCGCAACATCTACGTCCTGGACATCGACAGGTTCAAGACGACGAAGATTTCAGAGTACTACCAGCACATCCTGAACCTCCACCGGAAGTGGGATTTCAGATGGCTCCATGCGGAGACCACTGCTGCTCAGAAAGCCATCGTCGAGGACCTCAAGGATAATTACATCCGCCGGGATGGCCTCGCCCTTGTCGTAGCAGATCACAGACCTACGGCGAAGGAAGGTTCCAAAGAAGAGCGTATGGAGGCAATCCTCCAGCCCCGCTACAACAACCGTCAAATCTGGCACTACATGGATGGATTGTGCCAAACCCTGGAAGAGGAACTCGTCCTCCAGAACCCCCCGCATGACGATATCAAGGACGCTCTGTCGTCTGCGATTGAGATCGCCAAGCCCCCGTCGGCTTCATTTGGTACTTCATATCTTACACAGACAAATCGTCCCGTTACATCCCAGGACGTTTATCATTCTAGGTTCGGAGGCATTTCGTAGTGGTTGGTAAAGTCCTCGATACTGGTGTCATCCGCCAAGACAACAACATGGGTTGTGAGATCGCGAACTCCTGGTTTACGTGGAACACCCTGCGTCAGCCCTGGAAGAACGAGTGTCAGGAAATCCGTGACTACATCTTTGCCACGGACACTACCAAGACCACGAATGCCAAGCTCCCTTGGAAGAATAAGACGACTGTACCGAAGCTCTGCCAGATCAGGGATAACCTGCTCAGCAACTACACGCTGACGCTCTTCCCTAAGAAGAAGTACGTCGAGTGGCAGTCCTACGAGCGATCGCTGGATATCGAAGCCAAGAAGAAAGCCATTACCGGGTATATGTCCTCGAACATCGAGTACAAGCTATACCGCGAGGAAATGCTGAAGTGCGTCCAAGACTATATCGACTACGGGAACGCCTTCATCATGCCGGAGTGGTACGATGGCCGTATTGAGTCGAAAGGAGGAATGAAGGTTGGATATGTCGGAAGCGTACCACGCCGGATTTCTCCGATGGACATCGTCTTCAACCCGGTTGCGCCCTCTTTTACGCAATCCCCGAAGATCATCCGTTCGCTAGTCACCCTCGGGGAAGTCAAGAAATTCATCAACTCTCTCACGGCATCTGACAACCGTGAGGTCATGGAGAGCCTCTGGAATTACATCAAGGACCTCAGGAACAACTCCGAGCAGTACGCCGGTGAGTTCCAGGAGAAGGACCGGATGTTCCAGGTCGATGGGTTCACCAACTACCAGCTTTATCTCGACAGCAATTACGTAGAACTCCTGACCTTCTACGGAGACATCTACGACTCAGACAAGGATGTCCTGCTTGAGAACAAGATCATCACTGTTGCTGACCGCCACAAAGTCATTGCTATTCAGGACAATCCTAGTGTCCTGGGTGAGACTCCGATCTACCATGTCGCTTGGCGCAAACGCCAGGACAATCTCTGGGGCATGTCCCCGCTGGCCAATCTCGTGGGCCTCCAGTATCGCATCGACCACATCGAGAACCTCAAAGCAGACGTATTCGATCTCATCACATTCCCACCGCTTAAGATACGCGGGAGTGTCGATGACTTTGAGTGGGGTCCAATGGTTCGCATTCACTGTCTAGACAAAGACAGCGATGTCGAAATGCTGGCGCCTCCGTTCAATATTCTTACCGCGAACATCGAAATCCAAAACCTCATCACCCTGATGGAGGAAATGGCAGGCAGTCCGAAGGAAGCCATGGGCTTCAGGACCCCAGGCGAGAAGACCAAGTACGAGGTCCAACGCATGGAGAATGCAGCCAGCCGTATCTATCAGTCGAAGGTGATCCAGTTTGAGGTCGAACTCGTCGAAGAGTATCTGAATGGCGCTCTTGAGTTGTCCAAACGGAAAGTCACGAGTGATATCCTCGTGCGCTACTTCGACGACGAACTCAAAGCCAACCTCTTCATGAACCTCAGTCCTGAGGACCTGACGGGTCTTGGCCGTATCAAGCCGTACGCTGCTAGGCACTTCGCTGAACAAGCCGAGCTAATCCAGAACCTTACCAGTCTTATGTCGTCTCCGCTGGGCCAACTCGTCCAGCCGCATACTTCCTCGATCAACCTCGCCAAGATGATTGAATGCGTCTTCGATGTCTACGAATGGAAAATCTTTGCTCCGTACGTAGCGTTGGCCGAACAGGCAGATGCCCAGCGTATCGCCTCGGTCATGGAAGAGCAGGTCCTCATGGAAGCCATCCAGGGTATCTCACCTGAGGCGATGCAGTTTGCTCAGTCCGCTGCGACAGCTACGGATCAGGCGGGCGCAGCCCAGCCAGGAGCACCTGCGGGTCAGGCTCCGGGCTACGGCACGATCCCTGGTAGCAACTTCAGGACGGGTCCGCTGGGAGGCGGAGGCTTCTAATGGACTCAAGATGGGCTTCACACATTCAAGACCCGAAGCAGCGTGAAGAATTCCTTCAGTTAGTTACGAATTCCAGGATTGTCTTAAACCGCTTGCTGGACATCATGGAAACAGGCCAGGAGGCTATTACTCGGAATGAGTACTCCGAGGAAGATTACAGCGTCCCGGCTTGGTCGGAAAGGCAAGCGCACCGGAACGGAAGACGTTCCGAACACCAGAAACTGAGAGACCTACTCAGCTTCTTAAGGAGATAGAATGACCAATCTACTCGATACGTCTGATGTTGCCGTTGACGACAATACTGAAGTCAAGTTTGAAGACCTCGTGGGTGAGGGCAAGAAGTTTCGTGACCAGGACGCGGTTGCGAAGAAGATCGTACACAGTGATGCCCACATCGCTCGTGTAGAACGTGAGGCTGCGGAAATGCGAGAGACCATCGCAAAGCTCCAGGCCCAAGTCCAAGCTAATGATCGCCTGTCTACGATTGAAGACCTCCTTCGTAAGGGCGAGCCTAGTGTTACTCCTCCGGCCAACAATGCCGAAGCTGTGATCACGGCGCCTACGCTGGACGAAACCGCCATCTTGAAAATCCTTGAAAAGAAGACGCTCAACGACCGCAAGTCCGAGAACGTCAAGGCTGTCAAGCAGAAGCTGGCTGGCGCTTTTGGCCCTCAGTTCCCCGACAGGGTGCGAGCGGCTGCCGACGCTTTGGGCGTTGGTGTGAACTTCCTGACGAGTGTCGCGGAAGAGAACCCGCAGGCGTTCTATCGCCTCGTGGGATTGGAGGGCACCCAGGCTCAGCCTGTGGATGTAACTCCGCCTCGTTCCTCGGTGGCTCCGATGACGGTCAACCAAAACCAGAGCGGACGAAAGGATTGGGCTTATTACCAGAAGCTCAAACAGTCCAATCCGAAACAATATCACAGTGTTCAAACCCAATGGGAAATCGACCAACAGGCTCAGCGCGCTGCACGCGAAGGCTGGGACTTTGGCATCCCGCAATAGGAGTAAACAATGGCAGGTATGACCTATGCCGGTAACGAACATCTAGTTCGTTCCAACGTCTGGACCGCTCGACTGAAAGAGGTCTTCCTCGATCAGTTGATTATGGGGACGAAATACGTTGACATGCTGACCGACTTCCCGGATGGCGATACTTATAATATCCCGTCTATCGGTCAGATCGAAGCCCAGGACTTTGCCGAGGGCCAGGCAGTTCGCTACACTGCTCTCGACACTGGTAACTTCACCTTCTCGATCACCGCGTATAAGAGCGCTGCTATCTCGATCACTGAGCGTATGAAACAAGACAGCTTCTACATGAGCCGCCTTGTCTCCAGCTTCGTGCCGAAGATGAACCGTGCCCTTATGAAGTCGTGGGAAGTGGACGTGCTTGCGCTGGCGCCTAATGCCCAGACTAGCGCCTCTACCAACCTGATCAACGGTGCGCCTCATAGGTGGATCGGCCAGGGCACTAACGAGACGATTGACGTGCGTGACTTCGCGCGGGCGAACTACTCCTTTAACAAGGCGAACGTTCCCTTCGAGAACCGCGTGGCCATCGTCGATCCGTCGGTTGCCTATGCCTTGGAGACCATGACGAACCTCGTCAACGTTTCCAACAACCCGCATTGGGAAGGCATCGTCACCTCGGGTATCTCCAGCGGTATGCGCTTCGTCAAGAACGTTTACGGCTTCGATACCTACGTGTCGCAGAACCTCAAGGTCAACACGGCCTCTGAGACTATCTCTAGCGTCACGGCTTCGGCTGGTGTCAATAACATCTTCTTCTGTGCGGCTCAGGACGCTCTGCCCTTCATCGGGTCGATCCGTCAGGCTCCGCGCGTGGAAAGTGAGCGCAACAAGGACCTCCAGCAGGACGAGTACGTCACGACCATGCGTTATGGTGTGAAGCTGTTCCGCCCTGAGGGTGTGATCTGCGTCGTCACTGACACCGATCAGGTCTAATAGGAGTAACTAATATGGCAGTTGTTCATCTAAAAGCAGACGCCAATGGTGCCTGGACGAATTCGGATGGCCTCCGAATTTACTTTGGTACCAATGAGGCGGTGGTCACTCGCGGTGGAGAGTATAAGTCTCTCGATCATGGTGGC